GCGGTGGCTTTCTTCATCACCACAACCAGCAAATCGCTGATACTTGCTGTGGGATACCAGTCATTTACCAGCCATGCTGACACCGAAAACTCCAGCGTCATGTGACCGTGACCGGCAGGCATATCAATAACGCCACTGTAAATCAGCGTATTATCCAGCGCGGTACGGTTATAAATTTCAGCACCGTTTTTCCGCACTATCAGACGGCATGAGGAGTAAATATCAGTATGCTCTCTCTCATGCTTAGCGCCACTGAATGCCACCGCCGGAATAACAATCTGCCGGTCAAACGGCTGATCGTCATAAACCCTGACGGTAATGGTCCCTGATGGCCACCGTTCCGGTGCACGGGAGTCCCGGGGGAAAGCTTTGCCCACTGTTTTAACGAGATCGCCTTCAATCTGGTTCGCGGACAGTTTTCCCAGAACCCGACAGTTCTCGTTAATCGTGACGTTGTTGAGCGTCCCGGAGTTCGCATTCACACTACCACTGATATCCGCATTTTTAGCGGTCAGCTTTCCGTCCGGTGTCAGGGAAAATGCCGGTGGATTTCCACCGCTGGTAATGGTGGGGGCCGTCAGGCGCTTCAGGAACACGTCGTTCATGAATATCTGGTTGCCCTGCGCCACAAACATCGGCGTTTCATTCCCGTTTGCCGGGTCAATAAACGCGATACGATTGGCGGCAACCAGAAACTGACTCAGTTTGCCTTCCTCTGTATCCTCCATGCTGAGGCCAAGCCCCGCGACATAATGCTTACCGTCTTCGGTCTGCTCAATTTTGACAGCCCACATGGCATTCCATTTATCGTTGGCGTCCTTCCACTCTTTCGAAAACTCCTCCAGTCTGCTGGCGTTATCCTCCGTCAGCTCGACTTTTTCCAGCAGCTCCTTGCCGAGATGGGATTCGGTTATCTTGCCTTTGAAAAAATCCAGGTAACCTTCCACATCATCGCTCGCCCGACCAACGGCTTCCACGAATGCCGATTTGCCAACGGTGTTCACACTGCGGATATAAAAGTAATAATCATGGCCCGGTTTGATATTGATACTGGCGGCTATCCAGTACAGCGCCGTACCAAGATAGCGGGCTGTGGTTTCAACCTGCCTGATATCGGTAATCCGCTTTTCCGAGAACCAGAACTCAAACTGTACCGTCGGGTCATAAACCGCAAGATGCGGCGTGGCGGTTATCTGAAAATAGCCCGGCGTCAGCTCAATCCTCGACGGTGTTGCCGGTGCGGCAATCCGGAACGATACCGACGCCGGATCGCCCTGCTGCCCCCACGCATTTACCGCCCGGACTGTCAGCGTGTACCGCCCCAGCGCCAGTTGCGTGAAGCGGTATGTGGTTTCCGTCGTCCGGGCCGTGCTGACCAGCCGCTCACTGCCGTCATCCGCTGCCACGGTCAGGCGAAGCATAAAGCTCACCCCCTTCACCACCTTCGGCGTGTCCCAGCGCGCCAGCACCTGATATTCCCCGCTGTCTGCGGTGACTTCGGCAGTCAGGTGCTGCACCGCTGGCGGCGTGACACCATTCACCGTGCCGCTCTGGTCGCCGTCAAAGTGCGCCCCGTTATCCACGATGGCTTCTTTTTCCGGTACGTGCTGCACCGCCGTGATGGCAAAGGTGCCGTCCGTGTTTTCCCGGACGGAGACACAGCGGAACAGGCGACGGCGCAGTGACGGCAGGGATAGTCCCCATACACCGTATGTCTCCACACCATCAGACAGGGTGCTGACCTGTATCCGGTCCGGCGCGGGGTGTGCGGTGATGTCCACACTCACCGGCTTACCGCTGCCGTTAATCAGGTTCACCGTGGCGGCACCTGTCTCCGGCAGGGTCACCTCACGGTCCAGTGTCAGGGTGCGGCTGGCGGCATCAATGGACAGGACACGTCCGCCGGTCATGGTCCCGGCATAGTCGTTATCACAGATTTCAATAATGTCACCGGGTGTGTGACGCAGCCCCTGTGACCCGAGCGTGAAATCCACCGTCTGCGTTTCCAGCAGTCCGGTCTTTATCACCCACAGCCCGGCACGGTGGGCCTGACCGCGACTGGTGCAGCCGAACGCATCCATCTTCAGCAGGTTGCGCCCGTAGCGCAGTATGGCTTCCGGGTCTTCCACCAGTTCCGTGGAGGTCTGCCAGCCGTTCTGCGGGTCGGTGTAATTCACCTCCACCGCCGTGTGGCGGTCCTTCAGGGCGCTGAAGCTGTAGCGAAACCCCACGCCGTTATCATCCACCACCACATCGCTGTTGGTGTACGGCCACACCACATCCGACGGACGGTCCTGCACAAACGTCAGCGTCTGCCCGTTCCATACCGGCATACAGCGCATCGCCGAGCAGAAATCACTGAGAACGTCCCACGCCTTACGCTGTTGTGACAGGTACGCATTGAAAGTCATCCGCGGCTCTGTGCCCCCGAAACCATCCGGGACCGTCTGGTCGCAGTACTGCGCAATGGCATACAGCGCCCACTTGTCCACATCCGCCGCCCCCAGGCGTTTTCCCATTCCGTAGCGCGGGTGGGTCAGCATGTCCCACAGGCACCAGGCAGGGTTGTTGCTGTATGCCGGTTTCAGGCTGCCGTCCCAGATGCCGCTGTACGTGCGTTTTTCCGGGTCATAGTTTGACGGTACCTGGATGATGCGACCGCGGATATGGTAGTTCACCGTCATCTGCTGACCGCCAAACTGCTCCGCATCCACCTGCAGCCCTACAATCGCCGTGTTCGGGTAGCACTGTTTCACATCGATGATTTCGGTGTATGACGACCACAGCGTCTTATTCTGCAGCTGGTCCGTGGTGCTGTCCGCCGTCTCCCTGACCATCCGGATGTTAAAGGGGCGGGGAGGCAGATTATCCAGAATCACCGAAGCGAGGAACTGTGAGGTGGTCTTGCCGTTAATGGTGACATCCTTTTCCGTCACCCAGTTACCGTTACGCTGCAGCTGAATCAGCAGGCGGACGGATGCCGGGTTACGGTCACCCTGTGAGGTGGTCTGCACCAGTGACTGCACCCCGAAGGTAACCCGCAGGCGGTCAATGTTCGCGGACGTAATGGTGCGCGTCACCGGCTTTGCCTTCGTCACTTCCACGCCCAGTGCGGTTTCAGCTCCGGAGGACTCAAAGCCTTCAGGTGGTGTCTGCTCCTGCTCCCCGGCGCGCCAGACCGCTGTCACACCATGTATCACAGGATTACCGTCCGTGTCCGTCAGCGGGGTTTTGTTCACCAGGATACTCTGCAGCCCCTTCACCGGACCTTCAATCGGCCCTTCACCAATCGCATCAATCACGCTCATCATCTGCGTGGACTTAAGATTGTCCTTTGCCTCAACCGGCGTGTGCGCCTTGCCGCCACCTTTGCCCATTGTCTCACCCTTTACTGTCTGATGTCTGAATCTGTTTACGCACAAAAACGACAGGCATCCCGGAGGATGCCTGTGTCATGACGGAATAAAATTTCTGAATATCTTCACATTTTCTGTACGCCCCCGTGGCAGATATCATTCCCGGGCGTTACAGTTTTTTCGGGCCAATAAAAACAAAACTCCCTGTGGTTAATCTTCATTTTCTGTTCCCGCAGCCTTCCATACACTGCGGGATTTTTTTATGCTTTACCCCTGCCGCCCGATAACCACCACCTTCCCGTCACCGCCTTCATCACGGGTGCTGATGTCCTGGGAGATTCGCCGGGAGCCAACCAGCATTTCCCCGTAAGGCACCGGCATCGGGTTCCCCTGGGCAATCATGTTATCCAGCGAGGAAAAGTACGTGTTCTGTCTGCCGTTATCCGTGCTTTTGTACTCCGGTACTTTAGCCTTCGGGGCCAGCATCTGAGCCACACCACCCAGTATCATGCTGGCCCCCAGTGAAAACAGCATCGTGGTGGCAGAAAAACCACCGGCTGCCAGGGCTGAACCCCATAACGCCATTGATGCCCCGGCAGTGAAGAACGACCCCACGATGGCCGCCGCCCCCAGCACAATCTGCAGTCCGCCCTTTCCGGCTCCGGCCAGTCGCGGCACAATATGGATGACCGTTCCCTCACCCAGAGGTTCGTGAAGACGGGCGTACACCGCCTCCGGTGCCGTGTCCTCACCGCAATACGTATCTGGTACCAGCCTTCGTTCATCTGACGGCGGAATCCCGGCACCTGTAACGACAGCGCCCGGATGGCTTCCGCTGCCGTGTTCACATACAGGCTGAGGCGGCGGCCAAATCGTTGTAAATCCCCGTGAAGGCAGATACGTGCCAGTGGCGGTGACGCCAGGCTGAATGCGTTCGTCGTTGCCATTTTTCGGAATACCTCTCCCGTTTACTCAGTTGTTCAGGCAGATGGTGAAGCAGCTCACCGTTGCCGCAGTAAATGGCGGCATGGTTCGGTACCGAAGCACCAAAGCAGCACAGCAGAATATCGCCCGCCTGTGCAGAGGACAGGGGCACCCGGTAAAAGCCGGTGACCGCCATATTGTCCAGGTAAAGGTTCTGACCGTTGCGCCACCAGTCATCCCCGCGATGAAAATCCGGCATTTCAGTCCCCGCCAGATGGTATGCATCCCGGAACAGGGTGTAACAGTCCGTCACCCCGTGCTCAAAGCGCCGTCCCGTCAGGTGCGGCACGCAGCGGAATTTGTGAATGTCACCCCGGCAGACCAGCCACCAGGGCAGTGCGCTTTTTATCTGCAGCCGCCGGTCAGCCTCGCTCAGCCAGGGCAGACCACCGGGATGACTGTGGACCAGTGCCACAATCTCCCCCTGCATCTCTGCCCGCAGCCAGTCTTCCGGTGCAATACGAAAATACGCCTCCGGCTCTGCAGAGATATTCACACAAGGGATATACCGCTCCCCCTCCGGCGTGCTTACCACGAAGCCGCACGACTCCGCTGGCGCACATCGCCGGGCGTGCGCCAATATATTGCTATAGAGCATGAGAACTCCTGATAAAAAACCCAGCCGAAGCTGGGTCATTTCGTTGGCAATCTGTTAGTAGTGATGTAGTGAAGGAGGTAATTCTTAGTTCTTAAGCCTTACCCATGCGGAAAGATTCGTTGGTCCGTCTGGCTCATTAATATCAACATCTCGTGTGTGATTGATTAAAACGTCTCTCGCCATTCCAATAACATACGAGAACTCATGACCGTAGTTGTAACATCTGCCGGAATAGTTCGATTGAATTTGCTTTAGCGCTGGATACAATTCGCGGAATAATGCCTGTGAGCGGTTGGCATAATCCCATAGCCATACAAGGCTGTTTGCTTCTTTTGCGGAAAGCTCGTTGGTGCTCTTCTCTTGTTTGCCGATTAACTCTCCTTCAAGCGGAACGCGAGCAGCAAGTGACAGAGCTTCGGTAAACTGCTCCTCGCTGATTTCTTTGTATGAACACCCAAAATGAGATTTCAGTGACGACCACATGGTGATCATCGCCTTCGCCTGTTTTTCTTTTGGCAGAGACTGACCGCGACTCATGACGAGTTGTTTAATGGCTTCCTGCTGTTCAGTGGTGATTTTCCCCGGCAATGCCTTTTTAGCTTTGCGCGGGTTAATCACATGGCCTTTAGTCCAGTACTCGTAGAGCACATCGTCACACTCTTCCTGATACTGGATTACCTTGTCGCGGATTTCAGGGCGGACTTTGTTTGGTTGAATGCTTGAAAGCCAAGCCGCAAATTTACGAAAGGCAAGACATGTCATTAACTGTTTACCGCCAGCAGAAGGTATTTCGATTTCCGAAATACCCTTGACAAACCTCTGTTTTAACTTAACAAATTGAGCAGCCCAAACCATCCCCATACCTTCAACAACAGGCTTCATAGGAACATAAGGCTCATTGTTAATTCCAACCAAAAAGAGATTTGTTCCGTGGAATGGAACATTGATTGTGCGATCTGCAATTGCTAAACTAGTCATATCAGTTTTCTCGTGGTTAACTGGTAATTTAGAAGCCTCAATGGTTGCAGCCATTGAGGCTTCGCTGTTTTTAGCGACCATTCGCCACCTCTTCCCTAACACCTTTTGCCAGCAAACGAACAATTGCAGAGTTCAGAGATATACAGTCCATTTCCGCCAGGCGGCGAAGGTCTTCATTCAGCCGTGATGGAAGGCGAAGGTTGAGTTTGATATTTTTGCGCTCAGTGAAAAGTGTATCTTGCATTATCTAATCTCCTTTATTTGGTGCCAAAGTGACGCCATGAAGGCCATAATGCCACTATTGAAATCGTATGGCAATATGGCACCATGATTTTTTTTGAGAGATTTGCAATGGCCGAAAAACAAGTAAAAGACTACGACAAGTTCAACCTCCGTTTTCCTGACGGAATGCGAGATGCTATAGCTGAACGAGCCAAACGAAACGGGCGCTCTATGAACTCAGAGATTGTTCAGATACTGGAAGATGCCTTGAATGCAGAAAATACACTCGGGGAAATAGCAGATAAAATTAACAGCGTCTCGGTTCCGCTAAATGTTGATGCGCTAGTTCAACTTCAAGCCCAGGTTATCGCCATGCAAAAAGAAATACAGGAAAAGTTCAGAGAGCAGAACGAAAAGTTGAGAGAACTACTAAATAAAAAACCCACCTGACGGTGGGCATAATCCATTACTGCGAAAGTTTATTAATGGAAAGGAAACCGCCAAAATTAGCCACCATGCCGCGCATCTCACACCCGCGCATGCACTTGCTGCATCTGTCCTTACGGATATCCGTGGTGGGGTTGTCGAACTCATCCGCCACCGCAGGACCGTTATACCCGCATTCATCTCCCCGGTAATCCCACATACAGGTGTTCGCCAGCATGATGCGACCAGGAAACAGCGCCCCGTCCGTCTCCGTCGGTGTTGCCAGCACAAACGAGGCTGTCATGGCCGTCAGCTCTGACATCTGCTCCACCACCCAGCGGTCGCTCAGCTCCTGCTCCGGGTCCGCTTCC